AATAGCAACTTTTAACTTATTACCTAATGTTCCAGGGTGTTTAGCAGTAACAGTAATATTCTCATCACTTATTGTTGCTTTAACTCCACCATCATTTAATCTGTAAACAATTATTTTTTGTGCGCCCTTCAAACCATCATTTATTGCAAGTAATGCTAAATCATATAATTCGTGTCCATATAATTTTTTAAAATCGCTTTGGGCGTCAACAACATTTATTTTAGCTCCAAAATCTACTTTTACCGGTAATACCAAAATACCTCTTTCAGAAACAGGCACATTTGCTTTTTCTGTACCAACTACATTGATATACGCACCTGGTCTAACTTTATTTTGTGTTTTAAAAGTTCCTCCCGCCATCTATTATTTACCTCCTTCTAAAAATTTAGAATAAATATTTTCAACTTCACTTAAAGAATAACTAATGTTATCATCAAGCAAAGCCTTTAATACATCTTTTTTTACCCCTTTTAAGCCGAGTAATATTGCTCTTTTAGTGAATCTTTTTTCTGACTCGTTTTTAGCTTTAGCCATTCTTCACACTTCCTTCTATATCAAGATTTTTCATCTTCTCTTGCAAACTAATTGAACTTAAATGATATGAATATTTGATGTTGAAATGAAGAACACCATCGATTATCTGATAGCTCATATCTGTACCTCTTACTTTTTTAGAATCCGTTATATCTAAATACTCTAAGATTTCAAATAACTTATTCCCCATCTCTTTGTATTTTTCATTAATATCTTCATCAAATTCATCAAGGAAATATTGAATATCAAACATTTCCTCCCTTTTGTAAGATTGTATTTCTTTCTTTGCTTGTGCGGGTAATATTTGCACAAAAAAACAAGGCTCCTCAAAACCCTGTCTAATTTCTTCCCCATATATATCATAATCCGGAAAATTGTCATTTAATTTTGATGTTATCGCTTTCCTTATCATACTAATTTCCTCCATAAATCTGATTCAAGTAATCCTGTAAATATCTATCTAAAAACTGTGGCAATCTTGCTTCAACTTCTTGCATACTTATCTGCATCATATGTCGCCCTTCCACCCAAGATAATTTTAGACGTTTTCCAAGTGCAGGAACATATCTTCCTGGTGTTTGCCTATGACCATATTCAACATAAGAAGCATATTCAACAACGTTGACAAGCCATACAACATAGGTTTGCCCTAGCTTTTCTACTCTTAATCTATAAACATACTCTTGTATTTCTGTTGTATTCGGTTGAGTAGTTTTACTAGCTTCAGCTTCTCCTTGACTTTTTGCGATCCATCCTCTTCTAAGTGTTCCACCTGTGTGAATTACAGTACTTTTGGTTTTTATTTTTCCTTTATTTTTCCCGCTTTTTAATCTAACAACGTTGCCTTTATTATCTGTTACATTTTCTAAAATTCTTATAGTTTTTGCTACAGGCGTTAATTTGATTGTTCTCCTTAAGGTTTCCATTGCGATTTCCTGGACACACTTTTTCATAAATTTATCTATTTGAACCGGATCACTTAATTTATTTAAATTACTTTGTAATCTCTTAAATTCGGATATATCAAACTCCCCCATTTTAGCCATTATGCGTTTTCCTCTCTATCAAGTAGTATTTCTTGATGTGTTGAATATACAAACGGCTCTCCAGCAATATATTTATGCGTTCTTCCAAAATGAGTTACTTCTACTACATCCCCCTGCTTTATTTCTAACTCAGGTGCAATAAAAAGTGTAACTGCATCTATAATCGCGTTGCTACTTTCACTTTGATTATTATTAGGTAGCGTTTTTTTAGAAATTGCGCATACTTGTTTTTTATACAATAGACTATTTACAAACTTAGTTTGACCATTCTCTTTTTTCTTGACACTTCTATAAATGTTAGCTTCGTCAAAATACGTTTTTTCAAGTTCAAAACGCTCTCTGTTATAATTCCCTAACATTTTACCACCTTAGCTTTCTAAATGAATTTAATGCCGTTTTGTATCCAAAGAAATCATTTGAATCTAATAAATTAAATGCTGAAGTTTGAATTGTGCTATATTGCCATTCAGTATCGCCTCTTTTAACTTTATTTAATGCTCCAGTTTCTTGAGCTTCCGATTTAGCAATTCCTGAAGTCTTATAGTAACTTACGGCAATTAAAATTAACGTATATTCAAGTTCTTTTGGCAATGTATCGTGATTAATATAGTTTAATATGTTTTGTTCCACAATATCAATTACAACATTTAATAATTCATCGTTGGCAGACTCTGAAATGCCTGCCAACAACTTAAATTGTGATAATCTATCCATTAATATCACCTACTTATTTTCTGTACCTTCATTTCCTTTAGGATCTTTTGGATCTTTTGGATCTTTCTTTTCCTTTACAATTTCGTATTTGTCTTTTTGCTTTTCTAATTCTTTGATTACAAATTCATTAGTAGGTGCTAAAACAACCCCTGTTTCTTTATTTCTATATTTAATAGCCATTATATTTTCCTCCTTTTTTTATTAAGTAGCTGATACTTCTAAATCAGCCATTTTTAGCATTAAATCAGGTGTTAATACTTTTGTACCATAATCATAGAATAGTTCAGATGACATATCGTTTGATTGTGGTATTCTTGTAGGTTCAGAATATGGATACACATTAGCTTCTTGTGCAACACTTTCAATTCTGATTAATTCAACCTTTGCATCTGATGGCATATTTACTGTTGAATAGATTTTTACGCCATGATACATTCCAAATTCTTCTTCTGCTGTATTAACATTAGTGTTAGCTTGTGTATCTAGTTGACTTCTTATCTTAGAATATTCTGTTGAATCTAAATAACAAATCATTTCTGATCTTCTAATTCCACCTCTAACATAAATGTTAGTTGTCTTTTCAAGTTCAACAAACATTTCCTCTAATTTCTTCAAATATGTATCAGCTGCTGCACTTGGAGTAAATGCTGTAGCATCTGCTGCAATGGCTGCAAAATATGCTGTATCTAATTCATATTCCATGGTTTGAGCGTGGTCGTCTGCCCTTCTTGCGAATACTGTTTCGCCCATTGTGTCAACATCAAATTTTCTTGCCTCTTCAACAATCTCTCTATGAACATTTTTATTTAATGTTATAGGATCTGCCTTGATTGCATCACCTTTACCAGCTGTTCTTGCTGTTCCTTGTTCTTTTGCTGTAGAATTAACGAATCTTTTAAATTCTAATGATGCGGCTGTTGGATCTCCTGCATAATTTCTTGATTTATGAGCTTGTGATAATGTGTTTTTTCTAACTGCTTGTATAACACCTGCATAAGCTTCTTTCAACTCTAATTTTTCACTTGTAGATTGTTCAACTGTTAATGCTTTTGTTCTTGCCATTATAAATTCCCCCTTTAAAATTATAAGGCAACTACACTTGGTGTTTCAGTAGGTTTGGCGTCTTGCCTATCGCTTCCACCAGGTTTTAATCCCTTAACATCCAAAGTATCTGCCTTTTCTTCCTTAAATAAATAACTCTTTTTTTCTTTGATAGGTTTTATTAAATCATCTATTGAATTTAATAAATTGCCATTATCATCTACTTTAATGGTATCCATATCAAGCATAGCAATAATATCTTCTGCATCGTGTGCTTTACTTGCTAAAGCCATTTTTAACGCAGAGTGCTTGCTTAACTTTTCAATTTCTTTTTTATGGTCTGATTTGATTGTCTCCACTAATTCTTGAGCGGCTTTTATATCTTCCATTATGTTTTCAGAATTGCCACTACCACCTAAATTTTTAAGTGCTGCAGTAATCTGCTTAGTCATCTCATCAACTTTGGAATTTTTCTGCCTTTCTGCTTCGAACTTTTCGCTTGGGACATAACTTCCGTCATTACCAACTACGCAATCAATATCTTTACCATCTTTTCCTTTGCCTTTTAAGGCTTCTTCAACTTGCTTCGCTAATTCTTCACCTAACACTTTTTTAATGCTTTCTGAAATCATTTTTCTTTCCCCTTTCACATCTCTGTATTTAACGTGGCTTCCACACGCATTGAGAGTCCACTTTGTCGCTGTGTGGCCAGCTTATTTTTTCTGTTTATTCACGCTTACTACAGAAAAAACGCAATAAAAAAGCACTATGCTTTTTAGCACAATGCTTAATTCTACTTAACCATTTCTCTTATTTTTTCCACATCTAACTTGGTGTCATTCTTGATTATTGATATAAATCTTTCATTTTCAAGTACTTCTTTTATTGCTTGTTTTACAACTGGATTGTCTATTCTTTGGTAGTCCGATATATCTTTTATCTCTTCAAGTAAAGTTGCAATTTTTATGTGTTCGTCTGTATTATCAATTATACTTGGTATTACTGATGTCGTCATTATTAAATTATTAAACAGTTCTATATCATTGCACATTTACCATCAACACCCCTCTATTATAAATACAATAATAATTATTATATTTTAGCTTAATTCCATCTATACCATCGAGCATATATAATAAAGATCTTTCTTTTTCATAAAACTTTATCATCTCAGGTTTAACTTTAGACAATCTATTTGTAACATCCCTTATATACTCTGCTTGTGAGTTAAATTCTAAAATTTTAGCGTCAGATGATATTTTGGCATGTATTATTTTATTATCAATTCCTTCTGAATATGCTGATATAATACTATTTTCTACAGTTTTATCACCAAAATATATTCCTCTGCCAAATGTACTATTCCAACTTTCACTATATCTTATAGCGCCATTAAGTGTATTATTGTAAGCTTCTTGAGCAGTTTTACCATGATAAGAATGAACCACTCTTAAAACTTCTTTTCCCTTTGTATTTTTGAACTGTTCTTCATTAAGCTGAACTGGCTTTCTATCGTATCCTAACAAAATAGCAACCCGCTCTTGAATATCATTTTCAAAAGAATCATATTCATCTAAATCAATATTTAATTTTTCTATTATATTATCCTTAGTTACATTATTTATTTTATCATCTTTTATACTTTCTGTAAATTCGTATTTAACTCTCTTTTGTTTAATATACTCTTCATAAGTAATATCACCAACATAAATAGTTTTACCTTCATCGTCTCTCGCAATTCGATCACTTTCGCCCCAGATATCTTCATACTTAGAAATAGGGACGGTTGTTCCTCTACAACGTGGATGAAATGGCGGAGAATTTAATCCCTCTTGCTTTTCCGATACCTTAAATCTTTTTCCATCCATCATTGCACAAGTTTCGCAAGTAGTGCTATCCAATGTTTCTATGACTTCATATTCATCAACCCCAAATTCTTTATACATTTGTGTATTAGCTTGTCCAATTACAAACGTTGTTTCTGTTTGAATTAAATTAATAGCTCTATTTCTGCTAATTTTAGTAGCTTTCATTAACCTATTAACCATTTCGTCTGAACTGCTACCGGTTATTAGTCCTTGTGTTATTACCTTATTCAAATTAGATAATAACGTTGCTTTATCGTCGTCAATTCTTCCTGCAAAATTCTTTTGATTAGTCCATTTTGAATACATCACCTTTTCAATAGCTTTATCATTCAAACTTGAAAAATTTGCTGTCATTCCTGACAATTTATCGAACTCAAAACCTGTTCTATAATATGTATCTTCAAAAACATCTTTCAAATGTTCGGTAGTAACTTTTAACTGCTTACTTTTTAGCTCCTCTATACCATTAGTTATTTCTGTTTTAAGAGATTCTAATCTACTTATCCTACTTCTCAAATATACCTCGTCTAAATCTTGTGTCCATTCATTGTTTTTATTATTAATAGCTTTTTCTCTAAACTCTTCTAAAGTCATTTTGAAACTTTTTAACTCTTTATTATTTAATATCTTTTTAGCGTCTGCATACGATACCCCATAATCTAATGCGTATCTCTGATAATACAGTTTTATTCTTTCTTCAATATACTTATCAGCTTTTTCATATTCTTTATAGAGTTTTCTTGAAACCTCATCTGCTTTATCATACTGAATTTGTGCGATTTCTTCAGCTCTTCTTTTCCAATAATCACTATTCCTCATCTTCAGCATCACCCATATTATAATCAGGATTATCTATGCTTTCTTTTTCCTCGTCTTCCATTTGTTGTAGTTCATCTTCAACAGATTCAACGTATGGATGGTTAGCTATTAATGTTTTATTACTGATTATTCCTACGCTGTTTTTGATGTCTGAAATGATACCTGATTCGTTAACCGGCATATCCATATTAAATTCAATTGAAAATTCGGTTGCACCAAAATTACCTTTGCCAAACAACTTTAAATACGCATCTATGAAAATCTTTAGTTCTTCGAACATACAATTTAATTCTGATGCAATACTTTCACAATCTGAACGTAGATCCATATATCTGAACTCTAAAGCAACACCTGAAGCATTACCTAGATTTTCATCTTTGGTATCAACACAATATCCATAGTCATAGCAATCTTTTCTTTGCTTTTCAATAAATTTCAAGACACTTTCTACATTCAAATCTGCTTGAAGCTTATCCACTCCACCGTCAGCATCTACTTTAATTGCTAAATTTTCTCTTAAATCTTTAATAAATTCCGCTAAATCTTGTCCTCCATAATTTTTTAAGATGTAAATAAATTTAGCAATATCTCTTATTACATCTGACGTGATTGAAGTCTGCCAATTAATATCATCTAGCAATTCTTTCAAGAAATATTGTAGTGGTAGCTCATCTTCATTATATTTGGCCCACACCAAAGGTACTGTTTCCCAATTATAGCCTTTGCCGTTTACCAATAAATGCGTTTCACAAAATTCATTTTGCTTGGTTCCATGTTCTTTATTAACAACATAACTACTTCCTACATTATCAGGGCATTCAAAATATCTCACACCGTTAGAATCCCAATATTCAGCACATTTAACTGTATACTTACCACTATTGTTATATCTAATTTCATCATAAAAATATAAAAAAGCTTCTATTTCTTCGTGTTCATCATCAGCCCAATACACTTTAACTTTTAATGGACTTAACGATTTCAATTTAAATTTACCCTTCTTATCTATATATGGCAGCCAATAGTTAATTCCATACTCGGCTATTCCAAAACCG